GGCGGTGGTGGTAATGGTGGAAACGGAAACCCCGGCTCTGCTGGTGTAGCAGGAACCGCCAATACTGGTGGCGGTGGTGGTGGTGGTGGTTCAGCTTCTCCCAACCTTAACCAAGGCGGCGGCGCAGGCGGCTCCGGCGTAGTCATCCTGAAGTTGAACTTTGGGAACTACATGCTTTACACCTTTACTTCGACGCAATCGTGGACGGCTCCGGCTGGTGCGGTGAGCGTGGATTATTTGGTTGTAGGTGGTGGTGGAGGGGGTGGAGGGGTTTCGGGCGCGGGTGGTGGTGCGGGCGGCTTCCGCACCGGCACGGGTTTTTCCGTAACTGCCGGTACGTCTTACACCATTACTGTTGGCGCTGGCGGCGCAGGGTCGTCCCTAAATACTCGCGGAGTCACCGGCAGCGATTCCGTATTTAGCACCATCACCAGCACAGGCGGCGGGGGCGGCGGGTCAAGCAATACTGCGCCGAATTCAACGGGTGCAAATGGTGGTTCTGGCGGCGGCGGCGCATATACGTTCACATCGCCAAGCACTTTTGCTTCTGCTCCCGGTGGTTCTGGAAACACGCCAAGCACAGCGCCAGCACAGGGAAACAATGGCGGAACCGGTTCTGCATCAGCACCAAATTATGGCGCTGGTGGTGGCGGCGGCGCTGCTGCCGTTGGGTCTGCCGGCACATCTACAGCGGGCGGTAACGGTGGCGATGGCACCGCATCTAGCATTTCTGGTTCGTCTGCGACCTATGCTGGCGGTGGCGGCGGTGCCGGTCAAGGCGGTGGCACCGGAGGAAACGGCGGTTCTGGTGGCGGTGGCGCAGGCCAGCCGATTGCCGATGGAACTGCTGGCACGGTCAACACAGGCGGCGGAGGCGGCGGTGGGGGACAAACCGCTGCTCCAGGCTTTGTTAATAAAACAGGCGGAGCAGGCGGTTCAGGTATCGTAATTCTCAAGGTGAATTTCTAATGAAAGCGTATCAAATCATGGGTATTGACACGGCGATGCATTTGCTTCGTCCGGGTGCGAAATGGGAAATCAGCAATCGTGAGATCACGCGGTGGGAAGATCCGCGTCCAAAGCCCTCGTGGGAAGAGATCATGTTCACGATTGAAAAGATCAAGGAACTGGAAGATGCGGTTCCCACGATCCTGTTGCCGGAACAGCAGAAAGCCTTTGATGATTATGTGAAGCAGATCGAACAGGCGGCTGCATGATTCTGCACGGGATATTCCCCACACCGGTTGCCCGGTTCAATCTCGACCGTGAGTTCACGGAGCGGGAGTTGGAGTTTGTGCTGAAACAAAGCCAGCACAACAACGAAGGCAACACGACAAGCGACGATAACTACGTCTTCAACAACATTGAGTTGAAGGGCTTGAGCGATTTTTGTGAGGCTTCTGTTGCGACGTATCTGAAGGAAATCTACGCTCCGATAAAGGACGTAAACCTTCGGATCACGCAGTCATGGCTCAACTACACCAAGCCCGGACAGTGGCATCACAAACACGCTCATCCGAACTCTTTTGTCTCTGGTGTGCTGTACATCAAGGCCAACAAGGAATCGGACAAGATCTACTTCTACAAGGACGGCTACAAGCAGATTAGTTTGCCGACCGAGAACTGGAACTTGTACAACTCCGAGTCTTGGTGGTTTGAAGCAGTTGCAAAAGAGTTGATCCTGTTTCCGTCTAGTCTCACGCACATGGTTCAGACCGTGCAGGGCGAAGACACTCGGATCAGCTTGTCGTTTAACACGTTTCCTGTTGGTTACGTTGGGGATGAGAAGTCTCTAACCGGTTTACATTTGAGGGATTAAACATGGCTCACTTTGCTGAAATTGATGACAACAATGTTGTGCTGCGAGTCATCGTCGTAGCCAACAAGGATACGGCTGACGCTAACGGCAACGAAGTCGAGAGCATTGGCGTGGCGTTCTGCCAGCGTTTGCTTGGTGGAAACTGGGTACAGACTTCGTATCACGGGAACATCCGCAAGAACTACGCTGGCATCGGTTACACCTACCGCGCTGACATTGACGCCTTTGTAGCTCCGCAGCCGTATCCGTCATGGACGCTGGACGCAAATGCCCAATGGCAAGCTCCGGTGCCGATGCCAGAAGATGCGGGTACGGGCGAACCGCCGAAGATGTACTCATGGGACGAAGAAACCCAGTCTTGGGTTGAGGTTCCGGCTCCGGAGGCCTGACGATGGAAATGCAGGTCTTGTTTAACATCGTTGTCGGTGTAGCCGCGTTCTTTGGCGGATGGTCGCTTAATCAGATCACCCGTAGCATTGAGCGTTTGGACAAGGATGTTCGCAATATGCCGTTGACGTATGTGACTCAAATTCACTATCAACGGGACATTGATGAGATCAAAGGCATGTTGGATAAGATCTTCAACAAGCTGGATGAAAAGGTAGACAAATGAGCGAAGACATTGAGCTGTTTAAAGCCAAGGCTCAGGCTGAGTTAAATCGGCTTGAGGCTAACTCGTCTGCCAAAGATGTTGCGGGTAAGGCAATTGGCAAGGACGGACTCAAGTACATCACGATCATTGTCGTGATTGGCGTTGCATCTAGTTTGGTTCTGGATTCTGAGAAAATCGCAGCCGTTATGGGTTTGCTTGGCGCTTCGCTGACTGCTTTGATTTCCATGCTTAACGGTATTGCCGGGGCATCGGAGAAAGAAGAGAAGCCGGAGTTTGCGGTTATCAAGGAACTCATTGCCAAGCTTGATCGTCTGGACCGCAAAGAGATGCCGATGCGAGTCGATGTGGAAGGCGATCATGTGACCGTAACCAAGGGCGACGATGTGGTGAGGGCTTCCAAATGATGACAATGATTTCAACCTTCCTGTCCTTCCTTGCTGGTGGACTTCCCAAGATTTTGCAAATCTTCCAAGACCGGCAGGACAAGAAGCACGAGCTGGCTCTAGTCGCAGCCCAGAAGGAGCGTGAGTTGGCCTTGGCTGAGCGTGGCTTTATTGCTCAGGCACGAGTCGAGGAAATCAAGCTGGAGCAAGTTCAGGTGCAGTCCGCAGCCGAGGAGCGCGTAGCCCTATATCAGCATGACATGGAAATTGGCAAAGGCGCATCGCAGTGGATGATCAATCTACGGGCTTCGGTTCGTCCGGTCGTCACCTACATCTTCGTGCTGGAGCTGGTAGCCATCAACATCGCTGGTGTGTGGTACGCCTACAACACGGGTGTGCCGTTTGCGGCTGCGATGGCTGAAGTGTTCTCGGATGACGAGATGCTGATCCTGTCTTCGATCATCGCCTTCTGGTTTGGTACTCAAGCATTCGGCAAGAAGTGACATCGGTATACCACATCAGAAAACAATCAAGCCTTGCGCTTGATGAAGGGTACGTTGGAATCAGCGTAAACCCTGCTGTTAGGTTTTACCAACACAAAAATGCTGCAAAGACTCGCCGCGATCATTTATCAAATGCTATTAAAAAATATGGCGACGAGATGTGTATTGATGTTATTGCGTCGGATCTTGATGAAGATCTTGCGCGGTTTCTAGAAAAAATGCTTCGCCCATTTGAAAACATGGGGTGGAATACTTGTGTTGGCGGCGGCATTCCTCCAAACCCAAAAGGCAAGGAAAGACCAGAGGCTTACCGTAAAAACATATCTATTGCCAAACTTGGTAGCAAAAATCCGATGTTTGGTAAAAAAATTGTATTTTCGGAAGAACATAAATCTCGCTTGTCGGCAGCGGCGCAAAACATGCCTGTTTTGGTTTGCCCTCATTGTGGCAAGCAAGGACGATGCAATGGAATGAAACGATGGCACTTTGACGGGTGCAAGCATGCGAGTGTCTGAAAAAGCGATACGCATGATTTGTCATCACGAGGGTGTCCGAACCCGTCCCTACCAATGCCCGGCATTAATCTGGAGCGTGGGGGTGGGTCACGTAATAGATCCTGCTCACTTGGCGGTGAAGTATGAGGAGCGCCGGAATCTACCGATACCCGAGGGCTGGGACCGGGTTCTCACGATGGACGAGGTGGACCGGATACTTTCTCAAGACCTTGGCCGGTTTGAGCGTGGTGTGGTTCGACTTTGCCCTGCTGCTGTTGGCCGTCAGGGAGTCTTCGATGCTCTCGTATCTTTTGCCTTCAACGTGGGTCTTGGCAATCTCCAACGCTCTTCCCTTCGGATGAAGACGAACCGGGGCGAGTTTGAGGAGGCTGCTGACGAGTTCCTGAAATGGACCAAGGCAGGGGGTCGGGTACTTCCCGGTCTTGTCAAGCGCCGTCAGGATGAGCAGAGGCTATATTTGTCTTAATTAGGGTATAATCGTGCCCAAATAGTCTTGCCCGACTGGTAAGACGCGGGACTAAGGAGAGGTGTATGCCTGCGTCGATGACATTTACCAGTTTGCAAGTGGACATCCGGAACTACCTTGAAAGAGGTGGTGCGACGGACCCTATTGTCTATGAGCAGATCCCCCGGCTGATCACCCTAGCCGAGCGGCGGATTGCGCGTGAACTGAAGATTCAGGGTTTCCAGACGGTGGTCAATACGACCATGCAATCTGGGGTAGCGGTCTATGCCAAGCCGGATCGCTGGCGCGACACTATCAGCATCAACTTTGGCACCGGGACGAACAACAACGTCCACACGCCGGTTTTCCCGCGATCCTACGAATACGTCCGTAGCTACTGGCCGAATGAGACAACGACCGGTCAGCCGCTGTTTTACGCCGATTACGATTACAAGCACTGGATCTTCGTGCCGACCCCGGCTGCGGATTACCCGATGGAGATCCTGTACTACGAACTGCCGCCGCTGTTGGACGACACGAACCAGACCAACTGGCTGACCGAGT